TAAGGAATGCATCTTCCTCTGCGTTAGCAAGTGCCTTACCAAACTCAGTGATGATGTAGTTTTCAAGGTTAAATGCAGAATCGTAACGCAACTCCTCTGTTACCTTGATTGCTACGTGAAGCTTGAATGCATCAAGATAGATCTGGTCGAATGTAGCATCACCAAAAGATAATGCGCCACCTTCCTCAATCCATGCTGCTGCAGGCTTTGTAGCTGCAATGTTGATCTTGTGCTCACCAGAAGTAGTAATCTTAGTACCAAGTGTACGCATGATATTTTCCTCATTCAGTACATCAATGAGTCTCTTATCATATTCCACAGGTACAAGGTAGCCACCGTCAGAATCGACACCTTCCTGTAATACGTTAGACACCTGTCTGAAGTTAGAACGCATTGCATTCAGCATTGCCTTTCTGTACTCATCAGATGCACGACCTGTCTTTTCCTCTCCGGCAGGCTCGTCCTTATAAGGCTTACCAGTAATTGGCGACTTCACAGGCTTGGAAAATTCCTGCTCACGTCTCTCTGCACGCTGCTGTCTATCGATGGAATTAGTAAGCTCCTAGATCTCAGCTTCCATCTTTGTGTAAGTAGCGCTATCCTCTGCGGATAAGTTACCGTTCTTGTCTTCATGGGTATCTACAAAATTCTTAGCTGCCTCCCATGCCTTGGCACGCTTCTCGATTAATTCTTTTACTGTCATTGTAAAATACTCCTTAAATGAACTTCTTAATTACTGAAAGACGATCTCTGATTTCTTTTGCAGAGGTCGCTCCTGTTTCTGCTCCAGCAGGAATTTTTGCCTGCTTTGTTACATCCACACTTGACTTTTTGTAGTGCATTTCCAACTTGTTGAAGAGTGCGCTGTTTACGGCCTTGCGTGAAAAAAGCACTGAGTTAGATGTGTTCACATCCTTCTCGGTGCCTTTCTTCGAATCATCCTCTTCGGACCCTTCCTTTTTGGGGAATTCATTTTTTGTAATGATGTTATCTGCAAATCCAAGCTCTACAGCCTTTGTTGCATCCATCCAAGTTTCTGCATCCATAAGACGCGATAACTTAGCACGACTCATTCCCGTTTTTAGGGTGTATGCATTGATAATGGAATCTTTAACTCCATCCAGCATCTCGATTGCCTTCTCCATTTCTGCATGATCACCAAAGGCAAATGTAGCCGGGTTGTGGATCATCATCATGGATACCGGAGACATCAAGACAGTGCTACCTGCCATTGCAATAACCGATGCTGCAGAAGCTGCAATGCCATCGATCTTGACTGTGACATTCCCTTTATAATTTGCAAGCATATTATAAATCTGCGCTGCTGCCACGCAATCTCCACCAGGTGAATTGATCCATACAGTGATATCACCGCTTCCGGCATTCAAATCATCCTTAAACATTTGTGGAGTGAAGTCATCGTCAAACCAGCTTTCTTCAGCAATGGTGCCGTAAAGCTCAAGTGTTCTCTCGACGATTTCTTCGCTTGTTTCCTGGTTGAAAGTTTTCCTCTCCTTCCAGTTCCAGAACTTCTTGTTCCTCATCAGAATCCTCCTTTTCTGTTTTCTGGCCCTCCGCAGCGAAGATTCCTGCGTCCTCCAGTTTTGTCATATTTCCATTGATTAGATATAAATCGCCGCCAAGCTCAGCCGGGATGCGATCCAGGTTTTCAAGCTCGCGGATATCATTGGCAGACATCCAACCATTCTGTCTGGCAGTGGCATAGCCATTCATGCGGCTCTGGTAATCACCACGAAGGAGCCCATCTACATTAAATTTGATGAAGTACTTCTTCTTTTCCTCTTCCGTGAAAAGCCTTCTCGCCATTGCCTGTTCTAGACGTGTCAGCCACGGGCGCAAGGTATACTGCACATATTCAAGTGACTGCTGCTCGATATTGGAAAAGGAACTCTTCTCCAGATCAGCAACCATATGTGGCGGCACTCTGAAAATTCGACAGATTTCTGTTACCTGAAACTTTCTGGTGTCAAGGAACTGCGCCTCCGATGGATTGATAGAAATCGGCGTGTACTTCATTCCCTCTTCCAAGACAGCGACTTTGTTTGAATTGGAACTTCCTCCAAATGTCTGGGTCCAGCTTTCTCGCACCTTGCTTGGGTCTTTTAATGTGCCCGGATGCTCTAAAACTCCAGAAGGGGCTGCACCATTTGCGTAAAATTTGGAGCCATATTCCTCAGCTGCAATGCCAAGTCCAATGGCATTCTTAGCCATTGCAATCGGACTGTAACCTACAAGACCATCAAAAGAAAGACCTGGAACATGCAACACTTCATCAGGTTTTAGAATGACTGTGCTTCCCTTATTCACCGGTGCATCGTCTGTACTTACGGTGTATTCGTAATAAAGGTTTCCCTTTTCATCACGTTCCACCCTCATACGATCCGGCATAAGCGGATAGAGACCTAGTACCTCACCTTTTCCATTACGAATGATCTGGTTGTAAGAGTTCCCCCACAAAAGCAGGTGTGTCAGAGCCACCTCAAAGAAGGAATATGCGGTCATTTCTGAATTAGGCTCATCATGGAGCAAGTGATACAGTGGATGATCAATGGCTTTTTCTTTTCCACCTTCACCAGTATAACGATACACATGAAGTGGAAGGCTCGCTACCGATTCTGAAATAACACGGACACAGGCATAGACTGCCGATGTCTGCATGGCGCTTCTTTCATTGACTCTTTTCCCTGCAGCACTCTGGCCAAGAAAGAAGCTATATGCGCTACCCGCAGTTCTGTTTGTAGGTGCATCTCTTGACTTAAAAATTCCTGTAAATATTCCCATCGCAATCCCTCCTTAAAAAACTAGCAATCCTCTTGTGTCATACACACTCTCAGATGTGTCATTTCCACATCGGATTGCTCTATCCAGTGCCATGATCATTGCGATGGCACCATCGATCTTTTCAGTTGATTTTGCTTTATCAGCTTTGATGTTTCCGGCAGGATCAGTTCGAATGAAAATATTATCCATATTCCATCTAAGAACCGGATGTCCGCCGTGTGCGATTTTCTTTTCCAATGTCAGCTTCATCAGCTCTTTCGTTGGTGGTGACATGGAAGCAAATCCCTGTCCCATTGGAACAACAGTAAATCCCATGTTCTCAAGGTCCTGTGACATTTGTGTTGCTCCCCATCTATCGAAGGCGATATCTCGAATGTTGAATCGCTCCCCTAGTCGCTCGATGAACTTTTCGATATATCCGTAATGCACAACATTTCCTTCTGTGGTTTCTAAATATCCCTGCCTATGCCACAAATCATACGGAACATGGTCGCGCTTTACTCTTAGATCAAGCGTATCCTCTGGAACCCAGAAATATGGCAGAACGTAATAAGGTTCATCCTCATCTTCTGGTGGGAACACCAAGCAAAAAGATGTAAGGTCGGTTGTACTGGAAAGGTCGAGGCCACCATAACAAACCCTGCCTTCTAACATTTCCTCATTTGCGATAAATGCACACGCATCCCATTTATCCATTGGCATCCACCTTACTGCCTGCTTCACCCATTGATTGATTTTCAGCTGTCTGAAGCTGTTTTCTTCTCCTGGGTTTTGCTTTGCAGATTCACAGGCCGCTTCTACTTTATCCATTCCGATGGTTTCACCAAGGGACGGATTACTCTTAAGCCAGACCTTAGGATCAGTCCAATCTTCATCTTCTCCAGCACCATAGATAACTGGGTAGAAGGTCGGATCAATTTTTCTATCTTCCAGGATATCCTTTGACTTCTGATGAGTTTCGTAGCAGATGGAATTGGTATCCGTACCTGCTGTCGTAATCAAAAAGTACAGTGGCTGCATACGGGCATCACCGGAACCCTTCGTCATAACATCAAATAATTTTCTGTTTGGCTGGGTGTGCAGGTCATCAAACACAACTCCGTGGATATTAAATCCATGTTTGGAGTAGGCTTCTGCCGATAGCACCTGGTAGAAGCTATTCGTTGGTGTAAATAAGATTCTCTTCTGCGAAGTCAGGATTTTGCAGCGCTTATTCAGTGCCGGACACATCCGCACCATATCTGCAGCGACATCAAATACGATGGTCGCCTGGCCACGATCCGCAGCACAGCCATAGATTTCTGCACGCTGCTCTCCGTCTCCACAGCAAAGTAAAAGAGCGACCGCAGCAGCAAGTTCGCTCTTCCCATTCTTCTTTGGTATTTCAATATAGGCTGTATTAAATTGCCTATATCCATTTGGTTTCAGTGTTCCATACAAATCTCTTATAATCTGTTCCTGCCAATCAAGTAGCTTGAACTTCTTTCCTGCCCAGGTTCCTTTGGTATGGCAAAGCTGCTCTATAAAGGTAACAGCGAAGTTGGCCATCTCCTCATCGTAGTAGGAGTCTTCCAACATGAACCTGGTCGGTATATATTCAAATTCTTTCTTCAAATAAAAACTCCTTTCCTAAGATGCACACGAGAAAGAGACCAGAAGCCTAGCCTGGCCGCTTTCTTATGTGTACCTTAGTTGTATTCCTGAAGCAAAATGCAGTAGGCAAGCTGCGCTGCTTCGCCGTTTTCATCAGGCTCAATGTCCCATCCTCGATCGTAGTTGGCTACCCAAGCGCCGTCGATCTTAATGGAAAGCTTGCTAATCTTGCCTCCGTTGATTCTGTAATCTTCGCTTGGCTCTTCAAAAGCCTTTACCCAGTAATGTGCAATCTTTGTGCCACCATCCTTTACTGGAATTCCAATTGTTCCTTCATGCCATCCGTTTGTCATTGTCTTGTCCTCCGTTTTTCTTTGTTTTCCTTTTCGGTACTGTATTAATCACTCTAAAGCGCATATATATCCAGTAGATTCTGCAAATATATGTAACAAATATCTGGAGGCTTTATTGTGTAGCAAAATCCTCACCGGTCATGATGAAATGTGCATATTCTTTCCGGTGATCCTCAAGGAAAATCACCAATTCATAGAATCCCATATCATTTGCAATCCTCTGAACCATTGGAACATCAAACATATTTGTAAGGCCTGTTGCACGAATCGTCATAATCTGTTCTCTTATTACAGGTGTCATGCTTCCACCTTCCTTACTCGGTCAACTCCAAATGCTACATTTAAGCCGCTTCCATTGTCCCAATTCACCAAGATGGAACCAATATCATCAACTCCATATACGGTTCCCTTTGTGCCAACCGGAGGTGCCTGTGGATCGTCCATTTCTACAAGCTCTACTCTGGTGCCTGATGGATACTTCTCCCTTAGACGTTTTGCTTCTGCCGCAGTTGCTGTTCTCATGCTTCCTCACCACCCTTCTTTCCATTCTTGAATGCGGATGATCCGGAGAGATTTCTAAGAAGCAGCTTTCTGTCTGCTTTGTACTCATCCCCGATAAAACCAAGTCGAAGCAGGAAGCAGCGAAATGCATACTTTTCATTCTCGTATTCCTTGGCCTTTGCTGAAATGCGCTTCTGTTCCAGGCTCATTTTGCAAAGGGCTGCGATGAACTTTGAGTAGCTGTTGGCCTCTTCCGGTGTGAGGTTTTCAAACCAGGCAAACTTTACAACCTCATTTTCTTCGGTAATGTAGGTGTTTGGAATACCAAGGGCCTTCTTAATTAGCTCTCCCTTTGCTTCAAGTAAGTTGATCAGGTTTCCCAGGTTTACGTTTGCAAGCGGAACGCTAACTGTAATTCCAACATTCTCTTCCCGATGTTTTTCTTCTTCCTGCTGCGCTTCCTCCTCTGGAAATCCCTCAATCATTCCGTGGAACCCGTAGTTCTCAGCTAGTCTCTCGATTGTCAGCTCCAAGATACTTAATTCCTTATAGTCGCAGATAAGTTCGCAGTTCTTGTCGATGATGAATGGTCCAACCTGGTAATTACATTTCGGAACCCCCAGGTACTTCTTTTCAAATCCTGTAACCTCCGCAATCGCTGCAACCAGATCCTTTCTGTTTGTTGTGTCAAATGTAACTCTCATGTGTGTTTCCTCCTTTTGTTTTGGTAGTACATTAATCACTCTAAACCGGCATAATATCCAGTCATTTCTGTGAAAAAGAGCACCAAAATCAGCCGGATGATTTCCCACATAATTGTGTTAATTACACTTCAAGTTCTTTCACCAGATCAACATACATGAGTTTCTTTCCATCACGAATCACAAATACATTTTCTGCATCACCAGTATCTTCCACGTATCTACGAAGGATGACGGACGCATACTTTTCATCAAGTTCCATCGTATAACAGATACGATTGGTCTGCTCACAGGTCATAAGTGTGGAACCGGAACCGCCAAAGGTATCAATGATGATGGCATTTTCCTGACTAGAATTTCCAATCGGATAAGCAAGAAGATCCAGCGGCTTAGAAGTCGGATGGTTCTTATTTTTCTTTGGTTTATCAAAGTTCCAGATGGTTGTCTGGCTTCTACCAGCATTCTTGCTCCAGTAATGCTTGCCATTTTGAAGGAAACCATAAAGCACTGGCTCGTGCTGCCACTGGTAGTCGCTTCTGCCAAGCACCAGGCTATTCTTCACCCAAATGCAACATCCAGACAAATGAAAACCTGCATCAATAAATGCTTTTCTAAAATTCAGTCCTTCCGTATCTGCATGGAACACATAAGCGGCACCACCTTTTTCCAGGTTGCCAGCCATGTTCTTGAATGCAGCAAGAAGGAACTCATAAAACTTGCTGTTCTCCATCTTGTCATTTTTAATGGATAAGCCATCGGAACTTTCAAATGCTACGTTATACGGTGGATCGGTTACGATAAGATTTGCTTTCTTCCCATCCATCAGTGCTGCAACATCCCCTGCGCTAGTGGCATCACCACACATAAGTCGGTGCCTTCCAACCTGCCAAATGTCTCCACGTTCAACGAAGGCTGCCTTCTCAAGAGCATCTGACAAATCAAAGTCATCATCTTCTGCACCGGTATCGCCATCCCCTGCAAAGAGATCTGCAATCTCCTGATCTTCAAAACCAGTAAGCGAAACATTAAAGGCCTCTGCCTGCAAGGATTCGATTTCGATTCTTAAAAGCTCCTCATCCCATCCAGCATCCTGCGCGAATCGATTATCTGCAAGAATGTAGGCTTTCTTCTGTGGTTCTGTCAAATAATCAACCAGTACACACGGTACCTCTGTGATGCCTTCTTCCTTTGCCGCCATAAGTCTGCCGTGTCCAGCGATCACTCCATAGTCCTTATCAATGATGACGGGATTAATAAACCCGAACTCGCGAAGAGAAGATCTAAGTTTGTTGACCTGCTCTGGGCTATGAGTTCGGGCATTATTTACATACGGTACCAATTTATCGACTGCTACCATTTCCATATGAGTTGTTTTATTCGTATTCATGGGCACTTCCTAGAAAAGACCCCATTCAGCGAACTTTTCAAATCCGCCAATGGCAGTAATGAAGGCCCTGGCCTCATCAACGATGTAAGAATAAGGAAGGCCATCAATGGTGTCGTCTCCAATGGCACAACAAAGTGATACTGGTTTTCCGGTTTTTTGTGCTTTTAGGAAAGCGTAGATATTTACACTGACATCCGCCTTCGATAAATCCTTACCATGAAGGCCACCACCTGTTACGGAATCAGCCATATCCGACCCAAGCTTTCTGTTGGTAGCACCTGTATCTACATCGGTTCTTCCGGTCCATTCACCGAGCGGATTTACTTCTGCTGTAGGATATGTGTTTTTCAAATCTACACTTTTTGCATTGCTCTGGCAGATGATCAGTCTTGTCTCATCCATAATGTACTTTCCATCTGTAGGATAAGAAGTATAGATTTCATGAGCAATTCTTGAAAGCTCCTTCTGTTCCTCAGTAAGAGGCATTCCTTTAAAGATGCCATTATCACCACAACGAATCTTACCTTCCTGGTTTTCTGCCAAGTGCGCATCCTGCGGCACAATTACGATGTCATGACCAATGGCTCCAGCAATGCGGTCAATCACATCTGCCACTTCTCTTTCATCAATACTTGCCGTTGTCTCAATAATGACATGGCACACTCCATGTCCCACGAACACTTCCACTGCAATCTTTGGTTTTTCTTCTGCTTTGTATGCCATATCTACAATGGCACCAGCAATTCGATCTGCCACTTTATCCGGGTGGCTAGGATTTACTTTTTCAATCATTGCTACATTCCTTTCCGCGTCATCAGGAGTCTTTCCATCACATCGTCCTGCGGCGTGTTTCCTGAGAATGGCTGTGAGCAATTCTCCTTCACCACCTGGAAGATTTGATACCAGATCTGATTAACCTGCTTCATATATTGTTGGCTCATGGAAACATAAGGACTGGCGATCGCATTTCCAGTAGTTGGATGCTTTGCAAGGAAACCAAACTCACTGATACATTCCTCACACTGAATCCATCGGGAAACACTCATGGCATACTGCTCTATCAGCTGGACATTTACTAATCTCTCGCAGCCTCTATCCTTCAGCCACTTCCATGTCTCTTCATAAACCTCAGCAGCACACAGGTCTTTTCCTGCTTTCTGCTTTGCCTTCAAATATTCTTTTATCGGAGGAACATCCTCCCCTTCAAATTGTGGTGGCTCCGGAAGCTCGATAGCTCTTGCTGCTTCTCCTGCCATCACTCTATCGGCCAGGGCCTTAGGCTTTCGGCCTGCACCAGACCTTGCACCGCCTCTGGCTGTACCATCTCTCGCCATATTTGCACCTGCTTTCTAACAAATTAACTATTCCGGGTTTAATACCCCGTTTGAAATCCGGTTTTCGTGCGTTTGACCCCGGCACCGTTGGTTTGTTCATTTTGGTTTAGAGATTTTTACCGCCCCTACCTTCACGACCTGCATCGAAGTTCGCACAAAAATAAATATACATATTTTTCTTTTACGAGCTGCACAACCTTCACTCTAGTATGAATGCTCTCGCTCTTTATTCCAGCGGTCACCACGCTTCGCATGGATCTGTGCGTGGCAGCTCTTGCACAAAGAGATTAAGTTGCTCTTGTCGTGGGTGCCGCCTTCAGCAAGCGGTACCTTGTGATGAACCTCTTCCACAGGAACGATCACACCCTTCTCAAAGCAAAGCTCACAAAATGGATGCGTCTTAACATAGCTGTCACGGATACGCTTCCACACACGTCCGTACCTACGGCGTACAGCAGGATCTCTGTCATACTTCTCGTAGCGGGCGTTCTCTTGCTTTTGGTGTTCTTCACAAAATCTGCCATCGGTAAGATTGGGACATCCAGGCACCGCACATGCACGTTTGGGTTTTCTCGGCATAGGATTCCTCCTTCCTTGTTTTGGACATAATAAAAGCCCCGGCGGATTTCTCCATCGAGGCTGTGTGGGTGTTGCCCTTATCCTTTTTTGCTGATTCTAATATATCATAAAGTGAATCCGGCAATCTCGGACATTTCCGGCACATTTTATTTTTCATCAATAATTGTTGGATTATCTGGAACTGCAAAATGGGAAAGCGCACGATTGTGCCATCTACGAACAGTACGCTCATCCGCTGCAATCTCATCTGCAATACGGTACCAAGTCCAGTTGTAAAGGTAACGATACTGAAGCACCAAGCGTTCATCTTTATCCGCCACCTCAGAAATGGCTTGTGTGATCTCTGCCCTTAATTTCAGAAGCACCTGCAGCCACTTATCTGCTGCATCCTCCATATCCATAATCTTGTACATGGTTTTAATAAAAGGTGCTTCCGTATTTCTGGTGGAATTATAATGCTCCTCAAATCCTGGGGAGTGTGCGCAACACGCTAGCTCTTGCAAACTCTCGATTTCCATTTTTGCGAGTTTTATTCTTTGTTCCAAGCGGTAAGCCTGGTTCAAATATTCTTTTGCATTCATTGGTCTACCTCCAAGTAATAAAGATTTCACTCGGATTGACTCTGATTGTCTTAGATTTACAGTCTTGCCTTAACTGCATCGATCAGTCTGGTCTGGCTTGCATCCTTATGGGTAAGGGCATCCAGAATATCCTCATCAATGGTTCCGACTGTTACGATGTGCTGTACCACAACGGTATCCTTCTTCTGGCCCTGTCTCCAAAGACGGGCATTGGTCTGCTGGTAAAGTTCCAAAGACCAAGTAAGTCCAAACCACACGATGTGATTGGAAGAGTGCTGCAGATTCAAACCATGTCCGGCGGAGGCTGGATGGATCAAGCCAACATCGTACTTCCCTTCATTCCACTTACGGATATTCTCCTCTGTGACAATTCTGGAATAAGAAACCTTTAATTGTTCCAGCTTTTCTGTGATACGTTCCAGATCATGCTTGAACCAGTAGCATAAAAGGATCGGACCTTGTGCTGCTTCGATAATATCCTCCAATGCTTCCAGCTTTCTGTCATGGATGTAGACTGTTTCTCCGGATTCCGAATAAATTGCACCATTTGCCATCTGACATAACTTTCCTGAAAGTGCTGCTGCATTTGCTGCTGTGATTGCTTCCTCTTTGTACGGAAGAAGGTAATCTTCTCTCATTTCATCGTATTGCGCTTGCTCGTTCTCATCCATATAGACCGGATATCTTGTTTCAATCAGATCTGGCATTTTCAGGTGATCCATAGCTTTCATGGAAATGGTGATATCGTCAATCTTGTCATAGATCTGCTTCTCAGCTCCTGGACGCAGGCGGTAAGAATAAACAATCTGGCCGTTCATACGATCCGGTACAAAATACTGGTTTCTATACTGGGTGATGAATCTTCCAAGTCTTGCACCCATATCCAGACACTTGAACTGTGCGAATAAATCCATCATTCCATTCGGAGAAGGCGTACCGGTAAGTCCTACGATTCTTTTCACACGAGGTCTCACCTGCATAAAAGCCTTAAAACGCTTCGAGTTCCAATTCTTAAAAGAACTTAGCTCATCGATAACAACCATATCGAATTCAAATGGCACTTTACTCTTTTCTACAAGCCACTGCACATTTTCACGATTGATGATATAAATGTCAGCATCCTTCTTTAAGGCTTCGATTCTCTCTTTCTCAGTTCCAACTGCTACGCTGTATCTGAGGTGGGATAAGTTATCCCATTTCTTAATTTCATCAGACCAGGTAACTTTGGCCACTCGAAGTGGTGCGATGACTAAAACCTTCGATACCTCAAAGGAATCATACATAAGCCGGTTGATAGCATCTAAGGTACAAACCGTTTTACCAAGTCCCATTTGTAAGATAACTGCTGCAATCGGATGGGACAGAATAAACTCGGTTGCATATCTTTGATAATCATGTGGATTGTAAATCATTCAAAATTCCTCCAATCTTGTCCGGGTGATCCAGCACATAAACCTTCACACCTATTTGTCTTAGTTGGTTGTGGCGATGGACTTGAATGGGACGTGGCTTCTCACCTGGGCGCTTCACTTCCACAAAGCCAATCTTCCCGTCAGGTATAATGACGATGCGGTCGGGCCACCCTATAGTGCCAGAAATCCACTTCTCACATAAGCTGCCACGCCTTTTCACTTCATCAATTAACTGCTTTTCTACTTCACGTTCTCTCACGGCTACCCTCCATCAAAAATTTATGAGGTGCAGGTCGTGAACCTCTTTTCATAAACTCTTCTATAGGGCTTTTTTTATAAAAATCTCTCTATAGGGACTTTTATATTTAGACCTTCACGACCTGCACTTTTAATAATTTCAAAATAGAAAAAGTTTAGATTTAGCCTTCACGACTTACACTTTTACTGTTTTCTATCCATATCTTTTACAAATGACCTGCACGTTCTGCACTTATCCAGGGAAGTCCTGCCCATCTTTCAAACCGATACCCATGACCAGAATACCCTTGTTTGTCTTGCGCTTATTAAATCCTGCCTTCTCCATCGAACTATAGAAGTCGGATGTGCTTCGGATGTACTCACCATTCAAAGTGCAATGCGCTCGATACGCCTGGTAGAGTTCTCCTGATTTGGCAGTGAACGTCTTATCAACATCGCAACATTCCTCAATGAACTGTCCTAGCCAATCGTTATCCTCGCGGTAGCTTTCGATAGCATCTTCCACCGCCTTGGGCTGCTTGATTTTGAAGTCCGTGGCGATTGCCTTACGTGCACCCTCGATGATCCAGCTCATGACGTAACCACCAGCATTGTCATAAAGGTAGTCAGCATAGTTCTTGATATCAGATACTCCGGTAATCTTCGCATTGAAGGGAATGACGACAAGTCGACGCCAGATACCATCATCATTTGCACCTACCTTTGGCAGGTGGTTGGTATAAAGCACCAACGTATGCGATGGCACAAAGGAGAA